GTATGAGTTGTGTTTATATTAGAATCTTGACCTGTGCCAGTAACATCAGCAATTTCAACTAAATCTCCTACCTTTAAAGAAGTCCCATTTGCTATATGAAAAGTAAAACGATTAAAGAAAGAGCATCTATAGGTAAAAAATTACAGAATCAACTTGAGTCTAAAAAAGATTTATTACAGCAAGCTCAAGATAAAAAGAGAAGCGCCTCTCGTAAAAAAGGTGGTCAGGTTGTTTATAAACGAGGTGGCGGTATGATAGGTAATAAAAATGTAATGTATGGGTATAAATCTGGAGGACAGATATAATGCCTTTTTCTAAGTACAGTCCTAAACAAAAAAAATTAGCAAGGGTTGCATCACCTAGAAATAAAATTACAGGTGCTGATTTAAAAGCTGTACGAACAGGAGCTAAGACTGCTAAGAAGGGTGGCGTAATTACAAAAAGGAAAACAGGTGGAACTGCTAAGAAGTCCAGAGTCAATGAGGCAGGTAATTATACAAAGCCAACTATGCGTAAAAATTTATTTAACAAGATTAAAGCAGGTGGTAAGGGAGGCGCACCCGGTCAGTGGTCAGCTAGAAAAGCACAGATGCTGGCACAGCAATACAAGAAAAAAGGCGGGGGTTACAAAAGCTAATGACACTTGCAAAGTCACAGAAAAATCTGAAAGACTGGACAAAGCAAAAGTGGAGAACGAAATCGGGCAAACCCTCTACACAAGGTCCGAAGGCGACAGGAGAGAGATATCTACCCGAAAAGGCAATCAAATCTCTCTCTTCGTCTGAATATGCAGCATCTACTCGTAAGAAAAGAGAGGATACTAAAAAGGGTAAACAGTTTTCTAAGCAACCAAAAGGGGTTGCTAAGAAGACAAGTGCTTATAGAAAAAAGGGTGGAACGGTGGCTACTAAAAGAAAATCAACTGGTAAAGGTATGAAGGGGCATACCATTAGCGGAGGTCAAAAGCGTCCTACTAAAAAAGGAGCAGGTATGACCGCTAAAGGAGTAGCTAAATATCGTAGAGAAAATCCCGGTAGTAAACTTAAAACTGCTGTAACTGAAAAGAAACCTAGCAAGGCTAGAGCAGCAAGACGTAAAAGTTATTGTGCTAGATCAGCGGGACAAATGAAGAAGTTTCCAAAAGCTGCTAAGAATCCTAATTCTAGATTACGCCAAGCTAGAAGAAGATGGAGATGTTAAATGGCGTATTTAACTTCAAACATTCCACACTTTAAATGTTGGGTAAGAAAAGAGTTTACACATAATCACATGGAATACGAAGGTGAGTATTTACATGCTTTAGTAATAGCAGTTAATACTATACCAGATAGATCATTAAGTTTTAATGTTGTATTTACTGGATGTGATGAAGAAGAAAATATACATGGTGGAGCAATGTGGGCTAGAATGCCCATTACAGCTTTAGTAGCTGATACTATGTTAGAAGAATGGCCTACTAAAATGGCGACACATTTAGCTCAACCTTGGGATTGTTCTTCTAGAAATCATGCAGTAGTAGTCATGGATAGAGTTTCTTCAAGTCCTTGGTTATGTAAGATTGATAATGTTTTTTATACTGGGAGATATTTATTTACTGTTGATTATACAGATAGTGCAATATCTGATGATCCAGCACAACATAAACAATCTCATGTATTAGAATTAATTGATGCTGGAGAATATACAGGTAATATTATTGCATTACCTAATAACAGAGTTAGAGTTACTAATCCTGCATTATGGGTAACTGGAGAAGGCGCACCAGATTTTGCTCCAAGTCAATATGTTCATTCAGCAGAAATTCATGATAGTTACATGAATCCTTTTTTAACTTTTAATAATCTATATCAAGAGGAGATGAATGATGCGGAAGATGAAGAAGACTAAATACATGGCTAAAGGTGGCCCAGTTAAAAAAACTAAATATATGTCTAAGGGTGGCGCTATAAAGAAAACAAAGTATATGTCTAAAGGTGGACCTGTTCCCCAAAGATATGCAATGGCATCTAAAAGGAAAAAGTAAAAGTGACTATTACTAGGTCAAACATAAAACAACAGATTACTAAACCTCCTCAAAAGAAAAAAACTAAGAAAAAAGTTAAAAGGAAATAGTAAATGGCTACTAGTGGTACATTTAATTTTACATTAGAGATTGATGATGTAATTCAAGAAGCAACTGAAATGATTGGGGGTGAGCAAACCCTTGGTCATGAGCCAGCTTCTGCTAGACGTTCTCTTAACTTAATGCTAAAAGATTGGCAGAACAGAGGTATTCTTCTATGGTCAACGGAAGCTTCTGCAATTACTGTTACCGCTAGTGTGTCTTCGTATGCTTTGAGTGGTGCAACCATTGATGCTTTACAGGTTATTGTAAATAGAGATAATACTGATTTACCTTTAACTAGAATATCATATGAAGAGTATTTACAAATTCCTCAAAAGGGACAGACAGGAAGAGCTACACAATATTCAATTAAAAGAGACAGAGATAATCCAATTCTCTTTATCTGGCCTATTCCAGAAAACTCAACCGATGTTTTGAAAGTTGAAAAAATTAGAGAGTTAGAAGATATAAATAAATCGGCTGGACAAAATGCAGATGTTCCAAAAAGGTTCTTGCCTTGCTTATCTGCTGGTCTAGCTTTTTATATGTCTATTAAACGTCCCGGTGTAGATGCTGGTAAAATTACTTTTCTTAAACAAAATTATGAAGAATTATTAGAAAGAGCCTTGACAGAAGATTCCGAACGTGCTAGTATCTTCTTTAAACCTAAACTAAGAGCCGTATAATGGCTACTGATAGAAAGGCTAAAGGTATATGTGATGTATGTGGTTTTATGTATCCACATAGAATTTTAAAAAAGAATAGTTATGGATTACTAGTTTGCCCAACAGATTTTGATGGAGCATATGACTTAAAAAACCATCCACAAAATAAAACACCTAATGTTAAAGATGACGAATCAATTCAAAATCCAAGACCTCCTCTTAATAATGATAGAAATTTATTGTGGGAATCTGCAACATCTAATTGGGAAGCTACAGATGAAGATTGGAATATGGTATAATGGCAACACTTACAGGTAAACAGATAGCTAATAGTTATAAACAACTATTACAAATAGGTTCTGGTAATACTGGAATAACTGCTAGTCTTCAAACAGTTCAAGATGGAGATGCTACTAATTCAGCATTAGAATTAAGTAATTCAACTGTTAATATTAATGGTACACTTCAATTAAACGGTTCAGCCCTTACTGCTGATGCATCTGCACTAAATGCTATTACTGATCTTACAGGTATTACTGGTCTTGTAGCAATGAATAGCGGTAGTGCGTTAGGTAGAACGCTTACTGCTGGTGCAGGAATAACAATAGGTAATGCGAATGGAACTGCAGGTAATCCAACTATTGCAGTAAGTTTAGCTGACACAACAATTAATGTTGCTAAAGTGTCTGCTTCAGTAGCAACATTTAATAGCATTGTTAGTGCAGGCTTTTTTGTAGGTGATGGTTCAGGACTTACAAATGTTCCTTCTGCTGAAGGTGGAACAATGAAGCAGGTTGATGCTGGCACTGGAATTAAAATGACAGTAGGTGGGACTGTATCTAGTTCTATTCCTGTTAGTGGTGTTATAGCTGTATCTGCTAATCAAAACTTTGGAACAGTTTCTGTTAGTACTGCTTTTGTTGCTACAGGTTCTGCAGTCTTTGGAACTTTAAGTGCCACTAATATTGATGCTGACGAACTTTTAATGGCAGGTGTATCTGCTGCTAATGTTACTCAGGTTGCTGCAGTTTCTGCACTTACTAAAACTAATCTAGATTCTATAACAAGTATTAATTCTATTATAGGTGATGGTGGCAACTTCGCTACAAGTGCAGAGCTTGCTACAGTATCTGCAGCTTTAGCTACTAGTATTGGAAACAGTAATACAAATATTGCTGCAGTTTCGGTTTTAGCTTCTGTTAATGCTGCAGCAATAACAAGTGCTAATACAGTCATAGCAGCAGTATCTGCTTTAACAAAAACAAATTTAGATGCTGTAACCAGTATAAATACTGTAGTTGCTAACTTATCTGGTACAATGGCAACAAGTATTAATAACAGAACAGCAGCTATTACAAGTATTAATACAGTCATTACTGATCTATCTGCTACAATGGCTACAAGTGTTAATAATAGCAGAACAATAATTACAAGTGTTAATAATCTAGCGGTAGCAGTATCAGCTTTAACAAAAACAAATCTTGACGCTATAACTAGTGTTAATACTGTTATTACAAATCTTTCTGCTACAATGGCTACAAGTATTGGTAATAAATTAGCTTTAACAGGAGGCACATTAACAGGCATTGTAAGTGGAACTGATTTTTATGTAAGTGCGGTCGCAGTTGGAACAAACTCTCTTCTTGGTAAAGATATACACATAGAGAAAGCTGCTGTTGCTGATATTCAAGGACTATCAGATGGTACTAATATATCAGTTGATCTTAATGCAGGACAAAACTTTACTGTGACACTTGCAGGTAACAGAACACTTGATAATCCTACTAATTGTGTTGCAGGACAGGTTGGTAGTATATTTGTTGTACAAGACGGTACAGGGTCTAGAACGCTTGCTTACGGAACTTCTTGGGACTTTATAGGTGGAGAAGCACCTGTGCTTTCTACAGGTGCAGCAGCAATTGATAGGATTGATTACATAGTGCATACATCTACAGATGTTCATGCAGTGCTAACAAAGGCGTATTCATAGATGGTATTTAATAACAATCTTCTTCTAGGTGTAGCAGGTCAAGCTGATGCAGGATTTGACACAACTCTAATTGGTAATTCAGTTTGGTTAGATGGCTCATCTACTTTTTTTAATCGAGATAACTTTTCAATCTCATCTGATGGTAGAAAAGAATTTATCTATTCAATATGGTATCAATTATTAGAATTTGGCACTGAAAGAGATATTTTTAATATTATTCCAACTGGACACACTAGCTACAATGATGGTGTTCATTTTATTTTTGCCGCTGACGATGAATTACAATTTTCAGTAGCAACAGGCGGTAGTTCTGGTGGTGAAAAAACTTCAGCAGCAAAATTTCGAGATGCTGGATGGTATCATATTTTAGCAAGTTATAATACAAATACATCTATAAATGCTACTGAACGTCATAGATTGTTTGTGAATGGCGGAGAAATTACTAACACTAGTTCATATTCAGCCCCTCCTGACAATCAATCCTGTCTTGGAAGTGGAACAGGAAATGCAGATATACGATTAGGAAAAACAGATCATCCCTCTATTCCATATGTGCCTAAAGCCTATTGGGCGCAAGCATGTTATTTAGAAGGTAAATCTATTCAAGCTGGTGATTTTTCTGTTAGTGATTTTCTAGATACATTTACATTTGGTACAAATGGTTCGCAATTTATTCCAAAGAAAAATAGTGAAATTGCTGCATTAGCTACATCTGCTGGTGGTAATAGTTTTTGTTTAGATTTTGCTAATAGTTCTGATCTTGGTAATGATATTAGCAGTAATAACAATGATCTTACTGTTAATAATATGAATAGTGCTAATCAAACAATACATACACCTAGCAATGTTTATCCAAAAATTTCAATACTAGGTAAACCTAGTGGTAGTACTGCTGCAAACTATTCTATGTCAAAAGGTAGTAACCGCATGACATATAGCGGCAGTAATCAAGGAGCTTTTGGACTTGTTTCTGATAAAGTAATACAAGCTGATGATCCTAAAATTTATTGGGAGTTTTATGTTGAAGCTGGTTCTGTCTCTGGTAATGGTGGCAGATTAGGTAATGGAATTGTTGTTCCACAGTTTAATATGAAAGCTTCTGTTAATGCTAATGGTTTTTACGGGTCTGCAGGTGAATCAGCATATTTTCAACGAGGTACATTGTATGACAATGGTAGTTCTTCTGTAAGTGGATTTACCACAGCACAAGCTGGTGGGGTACAAAACTTTGCTTTTGAACCTTCAACAGGAAAGGTATGGATAGGTGTAGACGGCACATGGAGAAATGGTTCTGCAACAGCTAGTACTACACTAAATATTGATAACCATGATGACCAACTAACAGTTCAAGATTATATCTTTGTAATAGGTTTGCAAAGGTCGGGTGATATTGGAGTTATAAATTTTGGTGATAATCCAACTTTCTCTGGGAATGAAACTGCTGGAACAAACGTTGATGAAAATGGACATGGGCTTTTTAAATATGCTGTACCAGCTACGTTTTTAGCACCTTGTTCTGCAAACCTAACAGGACCAGAAAATCAAGGCGTAGATTATTTTCAACCTGTAACATATACGGGTAACGGCTCTGTAAGATCAATTTCAACTGATATTGATCCAGCTTGGGTGTGGCTTAAAAATCGTTCTCAAGATGATGAGCATAAGCTGGTAGACGTTGTACGAGGGGCTACAAAGGAATTGTCAAGTGACTCAACTGCGGCAGAAAGCACAGACACTAATGGCCTTACTGCTTTTGGCACTGGATCATTTTCTCTGGGTAGTGGAGCCAACGGATATAACGATAACACTGAAAACTTTGTAGCATGGTGTTGGCAAGCAAGTACTGCATGGACTAACGATGCAAGTTCAACTAGCATAGGCACTATTGATTCAAGTGGTCGTATTAGTGCAAGTGATGCATTTTCAATTATTAGTTATACAGGTGATGGAAATGCTGGAGCTAGTATAAAACATGGCATGAGTGGAGCGCCAGAATTTTTCTTCACAAAAGAAAGCAGTCATGCGGAACGAGGATGGATAACCTACCATGAATATTCTGCCAGTGACCCACAAACAGATTTTGGCAGATTAGAATCTGCTGCGGTTTGGGACGATGATACTACCCTTTGGAATGATACAGCACCAACCAGTAGTATTATTACATTAGGACTAAGTACTGAAGTAAATGCCAGTGGAGAACCGTTTATAATGTACGCCTTTAGATCAGTGCCGGGTGTATGTAAAGTAGGAAGTTATATAGGCAATGGTAGTTCTACTGTTCCTCCGTATGTTCACTTGGGATTTCGTCCAAGATTTGTTATTTTTAAAAATGCTCCAGTTGCTAGAGACTGGGTAATAACTGATACAGCAAGATCACCATCAAACCCTGCTGAACTGTTTCTTTTTCCAAATGACGAAGATGCAGAAGCTGCAAGAGGACCAGCGAGTGGAAGTGATTATGATATTGATTTGTTAGCTGAAGGCTTTCGCCCACTGAGTGGCGATAGCGCACCTAATGGTGACGGTAATACTATTTTATATATGGCTATGGCAGATATAGGTGGCAATGGAATACTACCACCTATATATGGTAGGTAAGAATGTATAAGATTGTAATTTTTATGTTTTTATTAAATCCTTCTAATAACTTAGATGCATTAGAAGTAAACTATAAAAATTCTAAACTATTAGAGTTTTCTAAGATAGAAGAATGTTATAGTCATATATATAATAATTTACAAGAATTAAAAGATTTTTCTAAAATACACTACGGACCAAGCTCTGTTGTTAAAAGTATAGATTGTTTTAAGAAAGGAACTTAAACTATGTGGGCAAGAATTGAAGATGGTAAAATAGTACAAACTTTTTCTACACCTAAATCTTTAACGATTAATAGTGTACAATATCCGGTATCTATTTTTACAACTGCTTGGACAGATGCAGAAAGAAAAGCTATTGGTATAGTTCCTTATGTATATGAAGGTAGCTTAGTAGACAATATGTTTTATTCTACATCTGAATCTGCTCCCGATGTTCAAGAAGATAAGGTTGTTGTAACTAGAACAAAAAAAGAAAGAGATATAGCTAAAATTAAAGAGACGATGAAATCTCATGTAGCTTCTACTCTTTCAAATTATCTTGAGCAAACTGATTGGATTGTTATCAGAGAGCAAGACAATGGAACTGCCAAGCCAGCAGACTTTTCAAAGTGGCGTACAGACCTAAGAGCAAAGGCTGTTGCACTAGAAGCTGCTATTGATGGTAAGTCAAATGTTGCAAGTCTTGAAGCTATGACAGTGTTTACAGTAGAAATGGCAGACGCTGGTAAAAAAGCTGCAGAGTTTAATGATTGGCCTCAAAACCCTAGACATCCTGATGTATAACAAATGAAACTATTAACTATTTTAACTCTTGCTGCTTGTTTTACAATACTGCCCAGTTGTTCTACTGCACAAGAAAATTGGAAGAAGGGTGATACGGTAGCAGCATTTTTTATATGTAAAAAAGAAAAAGACATAATGGAGATTTCTCTTGCTGACTCTAAAGGTAGAGAATATTTTTTAAATGAAATTGCAGAGAAACAACTTACAAATGATTGTATATCTATTAACCCACCTGTAATATTTAAAGTAGATGAAATTATAGCAAGCTATAAAGATTACAAAAGTACAGAAGCTTTAATAATGAAAGTAAGATCACCTAGAAATAGTTTATTAGTAGGTTACATAGTAGCGGCTGGAATACCAGATAAAGGAATTTAATAATGGCAAGTACATATACAACTAATATACGCCTTACAAAGCAAGGAGATGGGGATAATCCTAATAATTGGGGATTGATTCTTAACAATGAGGTTATTGATCTTGTTGATTCTGCTATTGCAGGGTATACTTTAATTTCTTGTAGTTCAGCGGATATTACTTTAACCGAATCCAATGGTGCTGCTGATCAAGCTAGATCGGCTATGCTTGAATTTGTAGGGACTGTTTCTTCAAATATTAATATTATTGTACCCACTAAGTCAAAATTTTATATTGTTAATGATCAAACTGTTCGTCAAAGTAGTTCGTCTATTACAATAAAGACTGCTAGTGGTTCAGGTGTAACAGTAAATACATCTGCTGCTGGCATCTTTTTCTCTGATGCGGTATCTGTTTATTCTATGAGTGATAGATTAAACTTATCCGGTGTTGCCGAAATTTCTTCATCTAATACTTTTACAAATACAAATACATTTACATCTGCAGTTGGCTTTGCAACATCTGTTTCTATTACACAGGCTCATTTACCACAAGTTGTTGCAGCTTCTGTTTCCGTTGCTACTATTAATAAAGCTACATTTATTAAACAAGTAGCAGGTACACCTGTAACTCTTACTGATGCCGCTTCTATTGCTGTTGACTTTGCTACAGGTACTAACTTTGTTGTTAGTCTTGGTGGTAATAGAACTTTAGAAAATCCATCAAATGCTGTTGCTGGACAAACAGGGCATATATACGTTATACAAGATGGTACTGGCAGTAGAACATTAGCCTTTGGTAATGCTTATAATTTTCAAGGAGGCACAGCACCTACTATGTCTACATCTGTAAATTCTGTAGATTTACTTGTATATAATGCTAGAGGCGTATCAGCAATTGATACTGTTTTTGTTTCTTCATTAGGATAAAAACATATGTCAACTAATTCAAGACTTGTAAAATTAAATTTTAAACCGGGCATAAACCGAGAATCTACTGAATATGCAGAAGAGGGTTCTTGGTATAATGTTGATAAAGTACGGTTTAGGCAAGGTCGCCCTGAAAATCTAAGAGGTTACGTTAAAAGAGTTGATACTGCTTTTGATGGAATTGGACGAGATTTAATAGCATGGGCTGATAATGATTCTTTTAAATTTGCTGCTTTTGGTACTGAAAAAAAATTATTTGCATATAATAATAGTAATAATATAGATATTACACCAGTTAAAGAAGTTAGTGTAGGAACTAATGTTTCCGCAGTTGTTACAATTGCTGGTACGAATAGAGGTTTCTACACTGTTGCATCGCAAACTACTATTATTGTTTCTGTATCATCTCATGGTGCTGAAACAGGAGATTTTGTAACCTTTACATCTTCAACATCTATTGGAGGTAATCAAGATTTAAGCGGTAAAACATTTGCTGTGTCTGTTATTAATGCACATAGGTTTCATTTTGAAACTACTACTGCTGCCCAATCTACTCAAAATGATGTAGGAACTGCCACATTAAAATATCTTTTACCTACAGGCACTATAACCGCTATTACTAACTTAGGTTATGGTGCAGGTATTTATAATGCTGGAACTTCTACAACAGGTGTTAGAGCATGGAATCAACCATCATCAGCATCTAATATTATTACTAGAAATACACAGTGGAGTTTAGATACATTTGGGGAAGACCTTATAGCTTGTCGAAGGGGTGGACGAATATATAAGTGGGATACTACAATTGAGTCTAATCCTGATAGAGCCACATTTATTAGTGCTTCACCTTCTGTTAATAATTCTATTTTAATATCACCTAATGATAGACACCTTATTTCTTTTGGTTCTACAGAATTTGGAACTGGTAATTTTAATCCTATGTTAGTTAGATGGTCAGATCAAAATAACTATGATAACTGGACACCTACTGATCAAGATAGTACGGCAGGTGAAAATATTCTTACTGATGGTACAGAAGTTGTAGGGGCAGTTAGATCAAGAAATGCAGTTAATATTTGGACTGATAATGCTATATGGTTAATGACATTTACTGGTCCACCCTTTACTTTTAGGTTTCAACCGGGTGGAACCAACTGTGGTTTAATAGGACCACATGCTGCTGTTGACTTTGATGGTGTTTCAATTTGGATGGGCAAGGATAACTTCTATGCATTTGATGGTCAAGTTAGAAATTTAGATTGTACAGTTCGTAGATTTATATTTGATGATTTTAATCGTAATGCAGAAGATAAAGTCTTTGCAGGTATTAACTCTGAGTTTAAAGAAATTATATGGTTATATTGTTCTGCTAGTTCTAATGAACCAGATAAATATGTTTTATATAACCCACTAGAAAAAACATGGTCTTTTGGTACAACTACATATACTACCTTTGAAGATAAAGATGTTTTTGGAAATACTATAACTACAGATGTTTCATCTTTTCTTATTGATAATGAACCAGAAGGTATCTTTACAGCTAATGGAGAAGCTCAAAATTCATTTATTGAATCAGCAGCATTTGATATTGAAGATGGAAATGAAATAATGTTTATGGATAGACTTATTCCTGACTTTACATTAAACAATGGTAATCTTCAATTTAGTATTATCGCACAAAACTTTCCTGTAAATGATGCAATTACAAAAGGACCATTTACAATAACATCAGAGACAAAGAAGGTTGATTTAAGGGCAAGAGGAAGGCAAGCTATCGTTCGAGTTTCTTGTGATGGTACTGGCGGGACCGAATGGAGATATGGCTCTTTAAGACTTTCTTTACAAGAGGACGGACTTAGGTAATGCCAGTACGATATCCAGAGTTACCTAAGTTCGTTCGCTTTGTAGATTCAGAGGTTGACAATCTCTATGATACTATGTCAGAATGGGGAGCAAAATTAATATCAGACTTACAAACAAGGGACATACAAGAAGAAACTAAACCTTCTACAAATATTCTTACAGTAGTTACTGTAACAGAAATAGGAAGGCCACAAGCAGGTAATATTGTTTATGTAGCACCTCGGGGGAAGTTTGTTGGCTACGTTAGTTTAGGCTCAGAAACTTCTTGGCATGATTTAAATTAATGAAAGATAAGAATAAAGATTTTGTAACTATATGTCAATACTTATTACAATCTGAAAATCATAAACATTATACACTGCAGCACTTAGAAAGATTTATTATTCCTCCAGTTAAACTAGGACAATATAAAATTTTTGATTCAGGATTTTTAACATATGCATTTATTAATAAAGAAGTTGAAAAAGCTTTTGTAGAATCAAATAGAAGATTACAGCCAAATGAATGG